AACTTATAAAACGAAAAGAAGCAGAATTGCAATTCATCAGAGACCAAAAAAATGATAAAAAACAAGTTAGAGAAATAGAAGAGAAATTCACATCTAAAGAAGGTGTTGTCGATACAGCAAAAGTAAAACAAGAAATTGATGAGAAAAACTTAATTTCATCTAAGTATGGTGGTACACTAAAAAAAGATGAAACATCTGGTGAATTCTTCACTGAGAGTGGAACTGGTAAAATCGTTAGAGATACCCAGACTAAACAAACCATACAAGCAGACTTAGATATGTTAGCAATCAAGTCTTTTCAGCAGAGAGAAAAATTAGTAAGTAAATTAGAAAATGCAGAAAAGAAAGGTGATGAAGAGGATATTGCAAAAGCAAAGGCAGCTCTAAAAGCAGCTGATGGATTTATAGCAAATTATGACCAAATTTATGGTAAGGGAAGTTTAGAACAAACAATGCAAAACTATCAAGGATTTGTTGATTCTAGAGGTCAATTTCAAGATAGAAGTGTCGGAAGATTTTTAAGCATCAAAGATAATGTTGACATAAGAGAGTTTAATGATGCTGGTTCTAATTTTTCTAGGTTTGTTTTGAATTCTGGTAGAACAGGAGAAGTTATAGAACAACAAATAAAAGAATCTAAATCATCTGCTCTAATCGACAATATGGGTCAAGGTGGATATCTTGCTCGTATATCAGCACCTAATATTGCGACACAAATTAATAATGCCTACAATTTAGATGCAATACCAACCAGCAAAGAATCTATTGCTGATTCAAGTTAATCTATCGTAATATTTACTTTTTCGAGGTATGACTTTCGTCTTATCTTTATGAACTTGAGTAAGTCCATGTGAGGGTGTTTCTTTACGAACTTTTACTTCAGGTTTCTTTTTACCAAAGATTTTCTGCCAGTTGTCTGCATAGAGTTGTTCGTTAGAGTTCCTTCTTTTTGAACCCTTACCTCCATGCCAATTACTCATCTTATCTTTCTATAATTACTGTTCTGTCTTCTCTTTAGTTCTAGTTTCTTTTTACGTTTAAGTTCCTGATTCTTTTGATTGCGAGTATCGTTTGGTTTTTCGTAATACTTTCTTTCTCTTACTTCTTTAACGATACCTTTTCTATCACATGCCTTACGAAATCTTCTGAGCATAGAATCAAAACCTTCGAGTTGATTTGTCTTCTTATTTCGTCTTGGTGTTATTTGTGTCATGTGTTTCTATTATACTATAACTATGTATCTCTTGTCTAGTGTGTTTTTAAAAAAGTGTGAAGTCACCCCACGCCTTACAGCAACCCGTTCTTCACCGATAACTCCGCATATGCATACTAGTTATCTTTCCCTTACTGAGAATCTTTTATTTCCACGGTCTCAGTTTCGTGTGAAGTTAACTACTACTCAGTAGCTAACTTCTTAAAGTAATCCATCGCATCGTCTTCTGTGGTAGATACAGTTTCAGAAGTTTCTGCTGATGAGATTACAGGTTCATCTGCTGTTGCTTCATTTACACCAGACCAAGGCACTTCGTCTAAGTCTTCTGCAACTGATTCAGCAGTTGAATTGGATACTCCACCTGACAGTCCAAGTACTCTGTCGAGTTTTTCTTTTAACTCGTCATATGACTTGAATTGCTCTGGTGCAATTAACTCATTCAGTGAACTAAGTGAACTATATATGTTATTCAACTTTTCTTCACTGTCAAAAAGAGGAGCAGGTGTATCGAACTCTGATTTATCATAGTTCCAGTAACCATCTACTTTTCTGATTTTGATTTTAAAGTTTGCACCCTCACCTCTGAGGTCAAATGGGTTAATCGGTGCTTCATCTTCGAATGCTGGTGAAATTGCTTCTTTCAACATTTCAAAAATCTTCTTACCATATCTGTAAGAAAACACCTTTCCTTCATTATCAGGATTTTTAGGGTCAGAAACAACATAGATGTTTGACACATAATGTAAACGTCTTTTTTGTTTACGTGCAATCTCTCTGTTTGCTTCGATGCCAGTATTCCAGAGTTGTGAATTATACTCTGATACAGGGTCTTGTTTTCCAAGAGTCGTTAAAGACTTTTCGATATACCACCCACCTGGTCCTTGGAAACCATGGTCAAAGTAAGATACCCATGGCATCTCTTCTCCCTCTGGTGTTGGTAAAAAACGAACAACAGCATAACCGTTGCCTGACTTATCTAACTCTGGTTTCCAGAAGTTATCGTCTGAGTAGGACTTTTTTGCACCTTCTGTAGGTGAAGCAGATTCCATAGCTGCTCTTAGTTTATCTAATGATGTCGACATTGTATTCTCCTATTATATTAACATTATATCGCATTGTATTAAACAGAACCGTCTGCAAAACCTAGACCTAAAATCCATTCTTTACATTCAGTTCCATACTTTAATCTATTGTATTCTATTTTAACACTCTCGTCTAGTGAGTTTTTGAAAAAAACATCAATATCGTAGTGCTTCAATAGAGCAATAAATTGGGAACGTTGAGCATCAAGTACTCTACTTTCCATAGTATATTTAGACAAATAAGTTAACGTGCCTTCATATACATTCGATACATCACCTGTTTGTAATGCATCAAAACCTAAAAGAGTTACCTCTTTGTGACCTGTCTCAGCGGCATATCCTAATGCCATCATTCCTGTAAATAGATTCTTGAGGTTGTGAAAATTATACATAATTATGTTATGTTCATAATCGCTTCTATAGCCTAAGAAATCCACATACTCATTATTACCTTGAATGATAAATCTATCATCTGATTCTTCGGTAAAATCATTTACTGTATCGTGTGAGTATTCAAAACCTGACATCATCATTTCTTTCATACTGATATCTAAAGGTTCCCACCCACCGACTGCAAGTTTATTATTTTTATAGTATTCACTTTTGATTACGTGATTCTGCATCTTGATATCACCTGCAAACAATAAATCAGGCACGTAATCATCAAAGATTGCATTACAACCCCACCAAGTATCTAACTCATTGAGATTATACTTTAATCTACTAGGACCATTACCAACTATGGTGAGCATAGTTCAACTAACCTCTTTTTGTATTTTGCAAAGTCATATCTCACAAAAGATTTATATTTGTTTATCTTATTAATTGTATTAGGGTAAACAATCGTCTCACTAATTAATGTATTCCACTTCTTACTGTAATGTGTAATCTCTTCTAGTATACACATTGTTTCAATAGATATCTTTTTACCTAGAAACTGTTTTAGTAGATATGGGTGTTGCCCGTTGTTGACTGTAAGTATTTCTGTTATACTTTTCTTATCAAGTAGACTCTTTACTTCTGATTCAAAATTGTAAAACAAACTCTGTTGTCTTTTCTTCCATTCAATGTATCTTTTGTGAGCTTCATTTTCAAGTAAGTCACCTGCCCAATAATCTTTGAAAGAAAGATTCGCAATAAAGAAATCACGAAGTTGCTCTTTATACTTACGAGAAAGTTTTGCGAAATGAAACTTATCTTTTCGTTTTAGATAGGCATCAATCGTTGCATCTACTTTACCATTATACTTGATAAAGTCATACGACTCTGTATTGAAATGCAATTTGATTCCAAGATAGAGTAGATATGCATCGTAACCTTCTCGTGAGGACATTAAGTAACTATTACTTTCTTTTTATTGGGTGCTACGATTGAACCTGTTTGAGTTGTCCAACCTTCTTGCACGACTTCGTTAGTTGGTGTAACAAACGTATAATTGTTGATTGTTAATTCACTTGGGTCAATCTCACCTGATGCGGCAATGCCCTTTGCGAAACCAATCTTACCTTCTTCTGTGCCGATAATCATTCTTGGATTTTCAAGTGTAAGTGGGTCAACGTTCTTAACTCTACCTACAAACTCACCATTAAATGTTATGACGGTTACTATATCACCTTTCTGCATAATTACTCCTATTTTACAAAGAACCCTTGAAGTGAGGCTCTGCTAGTTTTGGTTCTATCAATCATCTTTAAACTCTTTGCTTCTGCTTCAAGTTTTTCTTTTAAAGGATTTGATAACAACCTCTTAGCACCTTCAGGTTCTAATTTATTCTCTTCACAAACTTTGAGTATTGCACCCATAACATCTGCTCCACCTCGTGAAAGTATTCTCTCAACTTTCTCTGTAAATTCTTTTTTAGATATCATACTAATGGTGCTCCTTCATGTTCTAAATCGAAGTTCTCAATCCAGTCCATCATAACTCTATAGTATGCATAGTATGTTGGACTATGTCCGTTCATATCCATCCCTACACCGTCTTCAGAGTAAGGTGTTTCTAAGTAGTCAAGAAGTGCCTGACATTCATCTAAGTGAACTTCAGTAAGTTCGTCTTCACTCCCTATTTCGAGATACTCTAACATACTATTATATGCATTGTCGTATGCTTCTTGATGAATCCAATCATCTGCTTTGTAAATCATCTTACTCCAATTCCAATCTTGTTTTAGAGTAAACTTCTCTTCGTTATAAAAATCTGCCATTAGTATATCTCCCTATCTGTTTCTTCAACTGCAATTGGTCCGTAAAATAGATACTCACAATCTGCTGAATCAAATCCATTATCAAAGAAGTAACCTGTTCCCTCTTCTTCAACATTTTCAATTAGTGATGCTCTCTCTTCATCACTGCCTTCAAATTCTAATATCTCAACATCGAATGAACAACCGTCATAACATTCTTGAAACTCGTTCTCTTCAAATATCTGTGGTTCAAACCAATCCATATCTTCCTGACTCATAGCATCTGTTAACCATTCAACTTCATCTTCGTTAGTTGGTTTGATTAACCATCCACCGTTTCGCCACATTGTTTCTGTTTTGACTCTACTGCCTGATTCATCAGTCCAGTATTCTAATTCATAAACACTCTTTTTATTTGCACAAGATATTTCGTATGTCTTGCCAATTTCTATTTTCACATCACTCATAATTATACTCCATATAAATTTCTGTACTGTTGTCTTAGACTATACAGTTGTTCAACATAGTCACCTGGGTCAGCAGAAAACAATTGAAAGTTTCCATCTTCCATGGCAACGATTGCCGTAATCTCTTCGATAGGCTCATCAGTTAGCTCTTCGACCATGATTGCATAGGCAGTCATTTGCACGAACCATGGTTTTGCCATTTCTTCCGTTTTAAATTTACTGCTTGTTTTAAAATCAATAATAGATAATCTGTTTTCGAATAGACCAACACAATCAACTCGGCCTGCCATTTTTAATTCTCTTGAAAATAAAGGTGCCTCTAGGGCAATAGGCATAACTTCATCGAGTACTGGTTTAACACCCATGAACTGAGATTCTTGCATTACGTCATCAAACTGAATGTATTCTTTTTCTTTGCGAAGATAATCTTCTACTAAACTGTGGAACTTCGTGCCTCTACGTGATGCTCTGCTTGAAACTCTGTTTGCTTTCTCTTCACCAACTCTTTGTCTCCAGAGTTTTATTTGGTCTCTTGTAAGTAAACTTGTAACTGTTGTGACACTAGGATATCTCTCACCATTATCATCAACATAGAATCTTTTGCCGTCCTCTTGAACTGTATCAAGTTTAATTTGCTCAAGTTCATGTAACTCTATTGGTAGAGTCTTCCTCTTTATTTCAGTCATAATGTATTATACTACTTTTTACTTTGTTTGTGAATGTGCTTTTTGACAATCTCTTTTGTTTTGATATCTTTGATTGATTTGTTGGTGTTCAATGGTGAACCTGGATGTCCTTCACCAATCTTAGACAAGACTTCTTTGAAACCTGCATCTGTCTTTACTCTGTCACCAGTTCCACCTACTATATTCAATGCACTGATTTGTTGTTTAAGATGTGGATTGTTTTCTTTGAACTCATCTAATTTTGTGTAAGACATCATGTGTTCTTCAATCTCATTTGTCTCTGTATTGAGAAAATCGTATCTAGGCATAATCGATTAAACTATCCTCAACTATTTCTAATACTCTTTTCTCTTTATACCACAAACCTGAATAGATGGTTTCTGTGCCATCATTCCATGATACGATATATCTTTTGTAACCGAATGGTCTATCTGAGAAGACTCTACAGTCTCCATAATTTTTAATCAATACTCTCATAATAAAATTTTAGTTACTCTTGCATGAAGTCAGGCATAGGTCTGCCAGTCCACACTGCAAATGGTGTTTTGTATTCTTTGTAGTATTTATGATACGCCTCGATAGTACTTTCTGTCTTAACGTCATCAGGCATACATTGAGGTGGTTCTGACCATTCACCTAGTGTAATGTTCTTAGGTAATTGGTTAAGTAAATCTCTGAGTTTAGTATCAGTCATATGGACTTTACCATATCGATAGGTATATTCGTCACATAGATGTGCAAACATATCATATGCATACTGATACTGAATTGCATTCTCTCTGACCCAACGTGTAGATGGGTGATTGATATGTGATGCTTTGTACAATATACCGTCCATGTTTGAGTTGTCTAGTCGCCATCTTTGAATTCTGCGACCACTTGATGCATCGGTGTATTGTGTACCGTCAAGCATACGATGTGCTGTTGATAGCATTTGTGCATACTCGATAATCATTTTTACCACATGCTTGTCGCAATGTAATGTTGCTGACACTTGTGGTTCTTTGTGTAAGTAAAATAAATTCATAGTTGCTGTATCTCCCCTA